ATCTCTTGGTGTTTAAAATGATTTATAGCACCTTCGAGGTAATCCTTTTTAGGCATTCAATTATATTGTTGTGACGCTTACGCCACCTGAAAACTGAACGTTTATAGTTCTTGCGATAACTCCGTCTAATGAAACGTTTTGACCTACTGATGTGACTATTGCTGATCCTGTATAGTAAGTATCACCTGAGTCTGCACCTTCTGGATATAGGTTTAATGTTACCTCTGCACCAACTGTTAATGCACCTTGACCATTAGTATCTGTTTCGTCCCAATGACATTCAACAGTACCTGTAGCGTCACTTCTAAGCACTTTATAAGTCTTAGATGTATCAGTTAGGCTAGTATCTTCAACTGTGTCTGATGTTTGGTCGATAGAAAAGCCTGTGACTTCTGCCACTGCGTCTGTACCTACCTTAACTACTCCACTTGTTCCAACGTGTGTTGCCATGTGTTTGCTCCTTCTTCATTGTTTTGATTATCTACCTTTACATCTTTTTTCTTTGATGTCCTAGTAGATTTTTTTTCTACCTCTAGCTTATAGCCTTTAGCAAGAAATTTGTCTAGTTCATTATCCCAAATAGAAACATTGCTTATGCCGTCTGGGGCGTAAATTCTAATTCTTTTAGCCATTATGCATTACCTCTAACAAATTCATAGAATACTCGTATCACAATTCTTACTGCACCTAAAGGAAAAAGAGTGCCTTCATCAGAATTACATTCAATAAGTTTTGTTTCTTTAGCATATCCACCCCTAGTTCTATCGTTATCTAGGTTTTCTTCTATTACCTCAATTAATTCATTTCGCTTTGTATCTATGTTTGTTTCGCTTCCTTTGACATATCCCACAATAACAAAATCAATAGTACCACTACGTTTACCTGCTGAATAATCACCTAAGGCAAAATCTTCTCTAGTTTCATCAGATGTTGTTATGTATAAAGCAGGGAATTGTGGGTCAGCCAATTCTTCTACTTTAAATGGCTCTCTTGTAATTTTTTTAAATTCTATTGGTGAGGTCACTGCGTCTAAAACAGTTATAATATTATTTGCGATATCTTCTCTTAAACTCATGCTAATGCCTTTTTAATGTTTTTCCCGATAATTGCATTAATTTTCTTTTGTTCAATTTTACTAATACCAAAGAACTCTCTTTTTGGCATTCTTCCTAAACCTTCATTATGAATAACGGCCTTTTTACTTTGTTGGGCACTTTTAAAGAAAACTATACCCCTACTAGGCCTAGTGGTAAAACTTAATGAACTGAACATTCTTCCTGTAAAGTTTAAATCCACAAAATTCTTAGGAGTTGTATCTCTATTACTTGGGTCATTGAATCTTTTTCTCTTAGCTTGAATATATCCCTTTGAATAGGGTTTAAAGGGCCTACCATGAACATCTTTTCCTTTTTGCTCTGTTCTATACCTAATAGCACTAACTTGAAAAGCAGAAGCCTCACCCAATCCTTTTTGGATTGCCTTCTTCATCTTTTCTGTTTTTATTCGGAGTGCTTTTTTAAAAGACTTACTATTGTCTTTTACTGTGATCATCTTACTAGGCGTAAGTGATGAATAGGCTCTTTTTCTGATGTTTGTATTACATCATCATTGTTTTCGTCATACTCTACCCCGTCACGCAATACTGCTTCAAATTCTTCTGCATAGCGAGAGCGATAATAATCCATTTTATTTTGGAAAGTGTCTTTGCCTTCACCCCCGTCTGGGTCTTTAAACTTACTTAGGATAGGATAAATATACTCTGCCATTGCTCTATATAATACTGCTCTTTTCCATTGTGCAGGAGTTAGTAAAGCTGAGTTCATTTCAATAGTTGTAATCTTTGTAATATCTTTATAACGAACAGTATGGCGATATCTTTCCCACCACTGCTCACGAATTTGTCTAACTACATCATCTTCAGCAAATTGTAATTGCGTATCAAATTCAGCAACACCAAAATTTAATATATCGGGTTGATAATCTTCCAGATCGGAACTTGCTATTGTGAATAATGTTGTAGCCATAATAAACCTTTCATTTACAGGTGGGGATTACCCCCACCCATATTAACATTAATTATAATGCTGAGTCCACAGTAATAGCACAACCATAATTATCTTTAATTAAACCTGTACCATAGGTCACTGTGCCCACGATTTCTGTTGCTCTAAGGCTAGCATCTCTTTGGGTCTCAAGTCTGAAATCCATTTTCATTGCTAGTCCCATTGAGATTGGGTGGAATACTGCACCGACTGAATCGTCATTTACGTCAACCGCAATATTTGCATTTTCGTAAACATCAATACCGAAGATGTTCCCAACAAAACCTGAGCCAAATACATTTTCACCTGTTGATGATAATGCAGTTGCTGTACCAGAGTACCCTGCCTGTGTAAGAGTTTTCTTTAAATTGAAAACTGCTTTAGGGTTAAATACTGCGTGGTATGGTCTTGGAACATTTAATGCTCTAAGTGTTGATTCAGCTTTTAAAAGCAAGTCAGCGGTTAATTCTGTACCTGCTGAGCCTAAATCATTACCGGAATCAAATGATGAAAATAGACCTACTAGGTCTGTATCTACTTTCTTAGCGATTGCTTCACCAAATACTCTACCAATGTCTTGTGCGATTGGACGAGAAGATGATTCTCTTGCTAAGTCTGTAAGAGTTGTCATCACACCTACTTCTGAAGCAGTGATTGTTGCTTCTGTAGGATTGATTTCTGTGTTTGATAAGTCAGTACCCTCTGCTACTGCTGATGCAGATACAGTTGGGAATACAGGAACGGCAATTTGTTTACCCTGTCCTGTGATGTTGTAAGTAGTAGCAAGTGGACGCATTACTGAGGTTTCTTGGAAAGTGAAAATCGCTTCCTGAATAATCTCAGTATATAGTTCACTAATACTACTTGAGGTTGTTTCGTTAGCCATGTTTGGCTCCTTTCATATTAGTTGTTATTTACAATTTTTGGTTTTAAATTAAATCCCTGTTTAGAAGCACGATACTGTCTGTATTGCTCCTTGTGTTCGGGATTATTAATTAAATCCAATTCCGCAAGATTAAAAGGCTCTTGGTTGGCCTTGCCCACATTACCCCTACTTCCTGTGCCACTTGGAGTAGCTTGTTGAAAATGAGGGTTTTGCGTAAGAAATTCAGAAACATATTCTTCAACTGAATATAGTTCCCCGTTTTGGTTATATCGTGGTGTTCCACTTTCTGCAAGAACTTCTACACCACCATTCTCATTTAATCGAACATTGTTCTTCAATAACTCAACTACTTGTTGAGGATTGATAGCTTTGTTTTTAGAAGCTGAATTGATCAATGCGTCATTAACTTTGATTGTACGTAATTGTTCTTGATACTGTGAAATTTCAGATTGATATTTTTGTGCTTGTTCTTTTAAAATATCCTCGAATTCACCCCTGCTCTTTTTTTCTTCTAAAGCAATTTTTTCTTTTTCTTCAATTGCATTTTTAGCCTCATCAAAAGATTTAGCACCTAATTCATTAAGCCAGATTTTTCTTTCTCTGTCTAATCTATCCTTGACAACTTTGTCTATGTCAAATTGTTTAGGCTTCTCTTGTTTAGGTTGCTCTTGGGTTTGTTCTGCAGTTTTATCTTCACGAACTTCTGCTTGTTCTACCGTATTTTGCTCGTCAGCCATGAGTATTACTCCTTTTGTTATAACTAATTATATTTAGTACAGAAAAATTCTATATTCTACAAGATATTTTCCCATTCAGGATTATAGATTATCCATGAATGACGACACCGATATCCACCCCTATCAACAAATGGGTCACTTCCAGACTTGCCTTTCCAATTATTATTTTCCCATAATCTTCTAGCTTCTTTGTCTGTAAATACTCTACCAATGTGTCTAGCACAGAAATCTCTAGTGGTGTCAATCCTAGTTCCAGAGTATTTGTATTGTTTAATTCCTATTTGGTCACCTTTGTATTTGGTGAACTTTCCGTCAAATTGCATTACTGAATCATGGGCAATCTGACTAGAATATTTACGCATGTTATTCCCTAGAATGTCAGCACCATATTTACTAGCTAGTGTTGTCTTGGCTTGATTTACTTTTGTTAATATCGCAGGGTTTGATGTGTATCTATTTTTCTCTATATAATCTACCAACCTATTGATGTCATTCTCATTTGACCTTTGGTAAATACCATTAATGGCTCCTGCTATATTTTTAACCATTTCATTAAAGGGTTTGCCAATAAGTGCAGATTGATAAACTTCATTGGATATGGTGTCTAAGAAAGTATTAGCTATATCTTCAAATCCACTGAATGATAAAAATTTTAACTGATTAATAACTTCCAGATCAGCTTTCTGTAATAATTTAAACTTACTAGGTATAGGTAGTTTCTTTACTACCTTTTGATATTCCTTAACAATCTGATCGTATTCATTGATGATTGCGTCAGCTTCTTTAAGATAAATTCCTTGAATTAAAGTTTTGATATTGGGCCTGTAAGCAATAGCGAATTGAGTATTGAAGACACTGCCACCTTTAGTCTTTGAGGTCAAATCTGACCTTATTCTATCTTCTAGGGATTTAAGAACGCCAATGATACGTTCTTCGTGGGTATCAATTAATTTGTTTAATGTTTCCTGTTTTGACATTCATTATACTTTAAAACCTTTTTTCCACGCTTGTAAACTCCAATACGCAGGGGATAAATTCTTTTGGCCTTTTACTCTTTTTAAAACACCACCCATTCTAGCGTCAAATGATCTTTTTCTTGCGGGTATGTTCTTCTTGATGCTCATTTCTTTAGAGCCAAAATTAACTTTTTTGACATTGCCTGTTTTTCTGTCTCGTACAAAAACCTTAAATTTTTTAACGTCCCCACGCATTGGTTTGTTAAGTTTAACAGTTCTACCTCTATACTTGGCCATTACTTAATCATCTTTGATATATATAGATTTTTAACTAAACTTACTTTTTTGCCAAACAACTTATCTGCTTTTCTTTTAACAGATTTGTATTTCTTTGTTTTCTTGTTAAATGATTTGGGTTTGCCTAATGACTTAGGTCTTTTTCTTTCCCAAACAGGTTT